GTTTGACAAATTCGTTTGACAAATTCGTTTGACAAATTCGTTTGACAAAGCTCGCCCGACAGCAAAGCCGCGGGACGATTTGCTGCAAAGATACTACACAACTTCCCTTTCCATCATTTTGTTGATAACATTTCTTGCGTCAGGGCTAAACTCCGGTTGCTGGATACTCATCACTTCGGGAGGTAACTGACCTCCTCCTGCTCCTTGCGCCATACCTGCCTGCTGCTGCATCATCTGTTCTCTCTTTGTCTTTATGGTATCGAGCAACCCTTGTGCAAAAGGCATGGTAGAGTGTTCGAGGTAGGTTTCAAGGTCAATAGCCTGCATCTCCAAGAACTTCAACAATATGTCGTCTGTGATCTGCCTGAAAGTAGGCGTGTCGGTGGATTGGGTTAACTCATACTCAAAGTCAAACCCCTGAACATCTGCTGCGTTGTATATCCTTGCTGTATCTGAATAACTGTCTCCGGCAATAGCAAGCAGGCGTTCACCCTCATAATACTGGTGTGCTACCTTCAATGCTTTGTAGTCAAGGCGTTTCATAAACTCTGCATAGCTGTCCATGATATACTTTGAGTTTACGGCCGAGTTCATGGCTTCCTGAGCATACAGACTGGCAGGCGTTCCGGCTGTGGCTTTCTGTCCCTGAATAGCATAGTTTATACCCGATATTTCCTGCATCAACTTAATCTGTAAGGCAAGCATATCCATTGCGCCAATGTTGCTGATATTGCTTTGAACCTGCTGTGGTAATGGTGCGCCTGGCTTTGCTTTGAACATGATGACACCTCCTATCTTACTCCATTCTTCGGCAAAGTCGTCTATGTCCATATCATCCGGTATAGAATCTTCCGGCACAAGCAATGTTCCTTTGGTGAGTGTTCCCATCATAGCATCAATCATGATGATTAGACGGTTGATATACCTTTGTTGTTCAATGATGTCTTCATATGCACCTCTTACCTCTCCGTTTATAAGTGGATAGGTGTAGAACTCATAGGGATGGCTTTCGTGCCAGTAAGGGGTTTCGCCTTCATACAAGCACTTCCCGTTTGGTGTGAGGTATTTGCAGTACCAGAATGTTTCATAGATACGGCTTGCCTCTTTGAGTGGCACTTCCTCTTGTGGGATGCCTTGTACTGCTGCATCGGCTATACGTCTTAGGTTTTCCTGTTGGACTTCTTCCAGTGACTTAGGGCTTACATAATCCTCTCCTGTGAGGTAGTCATGCACACGCGTCCTCCATTCTGACTTTTTATACCATATCACAATAACACGGGCTTTCACGGTATCGGTGGACTGATAGAAGTCAATGTTTTCGATCTGGCTTTTATTCAATCCTGAATTGTCAATAACTCCATTGCGCAAACCTCCTGTTGTGGGATACCAACTTTCGATCAATGTCTTGTCGGCTTCGTTTCTGGCAAACACACTGATGATTTCGTCAAGGGTGGTGTCAAGCAGTTCACCAACAAGCCGCAAGTCAGTGTGTCGTATATCCTGAATGTCGGTGTTGAAGAAGAAGTTATATAGGTTTATGTTTTGGATAAACACATCAAAGGTGTTGCGCTCTGGCATCCATTGATAACCTACCTTACTGATAGGCAAGCCGGATATAGCCATATTGTCAAAGTTCTGTGCATAGAGCAAGTGCATGGCGTTGAGGCTGTGAACATGGCGCAAAGCGTTTGTCATCATCTCTGATTTTTTGGTGTTTGCTTTGCCTCTGGCAATAACAAGTGGTTTCATCTTGTTACTCATAAACCTACCTACAAGGTTGTTTCTGATCTGTGCCATTATATTATTCTGTATAGCCGGTCTTCCTCTCCTTGTGATGTTTTCCTTTTCAGTGATGGTATCACCGTCATTCAACGGGTCGTTTATACGCTCATGCCATTGGTCTGATGTGAGGTACTTATAGGTACGGATAGAACGGTCACGCACGTCACGGAGTGAACTCCAATAGTCGAATGCTACCCTCATAAGGTCGTGGTTATCCCGCTCCTCCTCGTTTGACTGTATCTTTATTGTAGGCATCTCATCCGTGATAGAAGCGATTTTGTTTACTTCCTTTTTCACCTTTGCAGGTGCAAGACGGCTCATCTTATAGAGCTTGTAGTTGATGTTGGAGGCGTTCTGTGTTTCCATATAGTTTAATCGTTGTTATTGTTGCTTAACTCGTCTAACCTTTTTAACTCCCTGAGAATAAATTCCTCTTTCTCTTTACCGATCTCTCTGACCTTCTTCCAGTCACCTTCGGCTTTTTCAATCCTTTCGTCAAAGTCCTTCACCCTCTTACGCATGGATTCGACAAAGTTCATCTCACGTACAAGGGATTGATTCTGTATAAGCTCCTGATAACGTGGGTCGTTGTTTTCCTTATAGATTTTCTTGAAGTGTTTGAAGTCCTTTGCCCTGCGCTGAAGGTCGTAATACTTCTGAGCGTCATTGGCTTTATACATCTGTCTATACAGACGGTTCAGCACAGGAACGTCTTTGGCATCAAACTCAACTTCAGGTTCGTCTTGCACAGCAACCAACACTCCGTTGTGCAGGGTTTTATAGGACTGATTAAAGAACGTACCTACTCCACCCGTGTAACCTTCGATAAGGTGTTCTATCTTGGCAGGGTTGACATTCATCATCCAGTATTTGAGGGTAGCTTTCTTTAGTTCTCCCGTTTCGGGGTCAAACCACACTCCGGCAGGGATATTCTCGTCACCGCCTCCCAACTTATTCAGGGCTTTGGCAAATCCTGTTATGGTTCTGTTGGTTGACTTCAATCCCTTTTCGCTTGCAGGGGTACGCTTTTCAATCTCAGGGGTGAACCCTTCCTGATACACACGCCTTCCGGCAAAGTCCTCATTAACCACAAGGTCGTAAACAGGTACTCCCCATGTAGGCACGAATGGACGGACGGTTTTTATTCCCAAATCTCTTTTGGTAGCAGACCTGATGTTTAAGTTCCAGGGGCTAAAGGAATCCACAAGGTTTTCCATTATCCTTGCTCCATATCCAAACGCACCAGGGTCGGTGTGTCCGTGAACAAGGTCTGATGTAGCCTGTCCGATGGAGTAAAAGAACCTGAATCCGTGAGGCAGAGGTATGGTGATATACTTGTTTTTATCCTTACCAAACAACCATGCAGGGTTTGGTAACACCATGTAGTTGTCTCTAAGAAACTCATTGATCTGCAAATAATCATCATCGTCAGGCAGTGAAAACCGCATCAGTTCAGCAAGCATGAAACCAAGCACGGCGAAACCTGTTGCAGCTTTGCCAAAAGCAGACTTGTTCTTATATGCAAGTGTGCTTATGTTTACGCCCCCCTGAATAGCTGCATTGGCAAACGCATAAGCCATACCGAGAACAGGTGCAATACGTCCTTTCTGGTTGAAGTTAACCGTTGCGTTCTTTGCATCGTTGACAGCCTGAGTATCGCTTTTACCGAGTTGTTTTGATGTGAGGAAAGTAGCGAAACGGCTTATATCTTCACTCATTACAGCAAGGTATTCAACGGTGTTGGAATAGGCTTTGATAGGTATTGACTGTCCGGCTTTATCCCAGATAGAGTTTTTGCCTGATAACCGTTTGAGTTCTTTGGTAATCCGTTTGCGGTGTACTTCAAGGTCATTCAGGAATGCAAATCCGGTCTGCCCTCCGAGTAACTTATACCGCATATACAGTTTATCAATCTCATTGTCTGGGTCGGTCTTATCCCTCATATAGCGATGTATAGCACCTCTGGCATCACCGATCTTTGAAAGGAACACAAGCGTACTGCTGTCTTGTTTCAGTCCGTGTGCTACTGTGGCATAACTTATATCCCTGATGAAGTTCACCGGAATAAATGCAGGGTTCTTTGAAGTTAACAAAGTAGATAACTGCCTTGTGGCTTTGGTGGTTAGATCAAGCATTTGCTGACCTCTCTTGCTGTTTACAATCTGGTTGCCCACATCCCTTCCTTTGCCTAAGACAACTGCAAGGTTGGGGTCTGCTTTCATCACAATGGTATGTTTCACACCCTTTTCCCATACTTCAAACTCATGCTGTTGCGCCTGATGGTAGGTATTTCGGTTGTAGTGCGCGCTGTTTTCATTGAGTTTCAGTATGCCAGTACCTTTGAGTTCTTCGAGGCTTCCCATGTCGGTTGTCACATAGTCGCCTTTAGCGGTGTCGTAACCCTCAACGGCAAGCACCCTGCCATTCTGAACAAAGGCTTCCTTGTAGATAGGTTTGCCTGTGTCGCTGTCCTTCTGTCCGGTGTCAATACCAAGCCATTTGCGCAATACCATCACCTGATCAAATCCAGGAACTTTAGCGTTGTGTCTTAGCAGCATGAGACCTTTTTGTTTCAGTCCGTTCTTGTTTTTAGCCATGATAGCTGTGTATGCCATAGCTTTGATATATGGCAACGGGTCGTCTGCCTCTGAAGTACGCCCTTCGGCTTTCTTAACAGGGCTTTGGAACGGTTGGTCAATATCTTCATGCAGATAGTCAAACACATCACTCATTGCATCACCTTTCCATCCACGAAGCGGAACATAGAACTGGTATTCGGCTTTCATCTGGTCATAGTCCTGTTTTGTGATGAAACCACCTTCAACATAGAGTTTCAGTGAAAAGTCGGTTGCTTCATTAACTGCCTTCCAGAACTTATCCACCATAGCCTTACCCATCACCTTCTCATACATATCGCTTACCTTTTTAGCATATTCGTCTGTGAGAGGGGTGTTATCGAGAGACCCCGCATACACTGTGTCGGGTGCGGCCTTCGGGTTGTCCCTTCTGATCTTCGCATTCCTTTCCGGTGCATGTTTGGCTTTCATGTACTTCTGCAAGTTTTCAAGGTCAAGCCCTGTCTCTTTAATGGTTTCCATTAGGCTTCCCCATTGTTTCTTGTCGTACTGCTCCATCTGAGCCTGATTCTGTGAAGGCACTGTGGTAGCGTGAAGATATACATTAGCCCATTCCGGCACGAAGCCTCCCATGCGGATAATGTCATTATTCAGGTGCGCCCAACGTATCCACTTGTCAGCAATAAGCTCGTGCCAGTAAGCCGGTCTGTTGTTCTTAAACCTTTCGTGCAATGGCATGTCTGGGTTGAAGATAGGAACAGGCTGTGTCTGTTTGGATATGGTGGGGTTGGTATTCTCCTTTAGAGAGAACCTTATGTCGGGGTTGCTTCCGTCAAAACTTCCATCATTGCCGGTGGCGGATTTGATTTGGGTGTTGCTTCTGGGAACGTATGACAGTCCTCTCCAAACAACTTTATTACCATACCCACCAATAGAGCCTTCGTCAAGAATGAAACCATCAAAGTTGCGACCTACCTTCATTTCATCCATGAACTCAACAAGGTTGTCAAGTTCCATCCAGTCTGGAAACCCTCTGTCGGTTAACTTTTGCGCATAAGAGTAGTTAACAGGATTATTATGTGATGCGAACCTATTAAATATATTCTTTGCTACTTGGCTTTTTCTTGTATCAAACGGTTTTTCTATTTTGAGATACACTTCGTATGTTGAAGGCGCTACCTGCGGTCTATTGTAATTGCGCGAACTTGCGCTTGATGATTGGTAAATATCTGCGTACTCTTTTTTTAAGCTAAAAAACTGCAATGGTTTGAATACCGTGAAATTACCTGTTGGTGTCCCATGATACACCACTAACGGCCTTCCCTGTTCATCAACCACCTTGCTGTCCCCAAACCACTTCCAGAAGTTCCTCACGCCTTCCTCTGTCTGAGCAATGGGAAGTCCTTTACTGTTTGTTGTCGGGCGTTCTGCTCCGTTTACTGTGACGGTGGGAGGGAGAGGGGTTGCCATAAACCTCATCCCCACATCATACACCTGTGTTTCGGCAGGTTTATCTTCCTGAGTGATCATGTCGTATGCTGTCCGTGTGCGGTTAACACTTGCATCAACGGCTTTTCCGGTAAGGAAAGTCTTTGTGTACGGGTTGTCTCTGTCAAGGCTCACGTCCTCAAAGTTCTTTTGTATGGCTGCTTTGGCAATCCTTACAATGTCGGCTTCTGTGATACGCACATTAGCATCCATCAGTTTTGAGAGCCAACGGTTCACGAAGTCAATGAAACGCTGCCATACGCCCGATTCGGCTTCTGTGAGGTCTTGTTCGCTTATCCGCTTGTTGGCAAGGTAGGCAATGTATTCTTCACCGATAACATGTTGGGGCATCTTCATAACTTCGGGGTTGACAATCTTTTTGATTTCGTCAAGTCCTATGTCGTCCACAACCTTTTCAAAGAACTCCATACGCTGTTTCACGTCAGGGATAAGCCTTGTTATACCAACATGAACGCCATGTTCATGTATCCACAGGTTAGCGGCATCGGTGGCATTCAGAATATTGTCAAGCACGTAATATGTAGTGCCTCCATACATCATCCCTTTGATAAGTGATGTAGGCGCAACCTTGTCGGTGATAGCCTTTGGTAGTTGGTTCTGGCTTTTGACAATGACTGTGTTGACAGGTGACTTGCTTTTGCTGTTAAGCCTTTCAATGGCCGCCATCTTTTCATTGTCTGAGGTGTAGTCAACTGCGCTTTGTGCTGTGGAGTTCTCGTAAAGAAATATCTGATCTTCACGGCTTACGTCCTCTGTTTCTGCAAGCAGGGTTTCTCTGCGCTGCTCAGGGGTGAGGCTTAAACGGGATTGAATGTTACGGGCTTCGACTTCGCCGGCAAGACGGCGATATTTTTCTTGGCTGCTTAATTTATTATCTTTTATAATTTGATTGAGTTGATTTTCACTTGCAGAATTTAAAATAAACAAAACTCTATCCATGTATTCAGGATTATTTGCTTTCATTAACCTTTCAATTCTGTCTCTTGCTTTTTGCTTACTTCCTTCTTGCTCAAAAATATCAATCACAATCTTTGTAGCGTTATCTATTTCAAATTGCCTTGTATTCCCACCCCTTGCAAACCCTTCAATCTCCTGAATGGCGTGTTGGATTTCGTGGAAGATTGACGATTTGGTTCTATTCCAAACCATCCCTATTGATATAACCTTCATGCCGTCACTCATTACGCTGTATGACGCATCAACTCCAAGCGATTTATTCAGCCTTACAACAACGTCTTTTAACTGAGGATAAGCCTTGAATAATTCAGTGTCAATGGCAATATCTGTTAATGGCACTGCTCCGGTAATAAAGGTTGTGAACTCTACCTGAATCTCTTTGGCATCATCAAGGTTTTCTCCAATCATTGATTCATCACCTTCTCCATTTAAAATCCTTAAAACAACAGCATCGTCCTCAATTATTGACCTTAATTCGCCCTCTGACAAGTCTCTGTAATGGGCAAAATCCCTTGTACTTTCTGCGCCTTTCTTGCGCATAAATATGGTGTAAGTGCCGTTGTTTTCTTTCTTGTATGTAACAAGATCAAATGTCACATCCTGATTGGAGAGGTTATTATTCCTTTCAAGTTCCTTTAAGGCATCTGTATTTATCTGTCCGTCATTAGTCTCATACCTCCACTTCCCATCAGCACCTCTTTCCCAGCCTGTGGCAAGGCGGATTGTTTTGGTGTCTTTCCCTGCTTCCTCCATCTCCCTTGCAACCTTCAGGTTGTCCATCCTTGTTGTGGCTTCTTGTGCCGCATCAAGATTAGACGCTCCCTGTTCGCCTATGATTTGGAATAATGGCACTCCCTTTTCCATTACGCTCTGGCGCATGGATTCGGTGATGGGGAGGGATTGGACGGTGGTAGATTGTATTGGAGTAGCCTCAACCTGTCCTCCATTTTCAATAATCTCATAGGCTCGTTGCTTAGTAATGCTGCCCCCATTCCATGTAAAAGAATATCCAGATTTGCTAAACCTTTTTATATCCTCCGTGTTTTTAGCAACCTCATATTGCTTTGTTAATGGAATGTCAATCTCCTCCACCTTCGCCCCAAACGGCTTTCCTAACTTGCTTGCTGCTAATGGGATGATCTGGTCGTAAAATGATTTCATTCCTTCGCCGCCGACTTTTAGGTCTTGATTTTCTAAATAATACTCCCTTCCCGCTTCTTTTGATTGCTCAACTATTTTTTGAGTAATCTCTTTGCCTATGATTGTTTCGAGTTTATTAGCATCTCCATCAAAGTTCATGGCAACACTACCATCCCTCTCGTATGCTGTACCACCGTATGTTCCGTCCTTTTTCTTGAAAAACATTAAACGCTCCACCTGCTTACTCAAATCGTACCTCTCCGCCTGCACCTCTCCCGGTGTCCACGCAATACGGTCAAAGCCATTCTCAACAGCATGCCTCATCATCCTGCGGAGTGCGAGGTTTACCCATTGGTCGGTTTTTTTGAAAGGCATGGAGGGAATGACGCCACCTTTTGTATCTTCTCTTGCATCTAATAACCTACCTTCTTCTTCAACTTCTACTTTTTCTAATTCTTGATCCCAATTTTCACCATACTTATCTTTCATTCGCTGCATAAAATCAGCATACTTTAAATCAGCTTTTTTCCATTCTGATTCATATTCTTTTTCTGAAAGTTTAAACCCTTCCTTCTTCCCTTTCTGCGCCCAATCTGACTGTATTTCTTCGATAAACAATGTACGTTGCGGTGGGGTATAGGGTGTTCCATCTGCACTTGTTATACGCTCGTTAAATCGTACGTGGGCTAAGATGTTGGGTTCGTCGAAATGGGAGGATTTGAATTGGTTTTTGTTATCAAATGAATCTCTGCCTTTTTGCATTAATTCTTTTAATCTATTCAAGTCCTTTTCAGGAAAATCAACTTCATTATTTTGCCTTCTTTGTAGATTTTCAAGTTCTTCTTTTTCGGCAATAGTAATTGTTTTTCCTTTCACCGGCATCACTAACAACACCTCCTTGTAGTTCTCGCCGCCTGGTTTTTGGTATTGGGAGTATTTTGTGTCGCCTGAAAGGCCGTCAATATCATCGTAATGATTTTGGGCTTCTTCGAGAGTGTTGAATATCTGAGTAAATTTTGTTGTTGTAGGGGTTGTGTAATACTTTCCATCAATTTCTTTGATTACAACCTTGCCTGATTTCGCTTTGCGCCCTGTTGGGGTTTCTCTGTCTGTTTTTCTTTCCCAAACTCCCTTTTTAGTTTCGACCCATTCTGTTTTCCCCTTTACGACCTCCTGCACATCAATCTTATTCTGGTCAATCCATTGCTGAATGTCGGCTTTGGTGATAGTGCCTTTAATATTTACACCTACTAATGTTAGATTAGGGTCAATGTCTTTACGGTTGCCTACAAAGTAATCATCCCATCCCATCCAGTCCATTTCAGCCTGCTTTGCGCCGTTTTTAATCAGCATGGCTTTCATCTGCTCCGGTGTGCCTTTGGCTTGCGAAATCCTTATCAGAGCATCCTCAGTAGGTGAGAAAAAACCTATCGGTGACGTGGTGAGGGAGAACATGGGTCTTTGTATTGGCTTAATATCATCCTCCCCAAACACCATATCGCTTGCTGTTTTGGGTTGTTTTTCGTATTCACGCCTTTCATCCCATAAAATAATAAGGTCTTTTTCAAATTTCCGCTCATTACCCCCCGAAAGGAAATAATCAGATTCCATTGTTTTTGTGTTGACAACGTCATCAACCTCACCCTGCAAAACTCCCCAGTTATATTTAACAGAGCCATCATGCACGATAAACGCCCGTGAGCCTAAGTTTGAGTTTATCCCGTTTAGTATAATGGCCTTTATATCATCAACAGTTGAGCCATACGGAACGACATCATACGCGGAAACATAAAGACTTGAAGTGGCGTAAACAACAACGGCAGAATATCCTTTTTCTCCTGTTAGTGCTTTGGCTATTTCAAAGATTCTTCCTTTTGGGTCGTTGGTTGCTTTTAAGTCCTCTCTCTCTGTAAATAACTTAGGTACAGCGTTTTTATACTCGAATGTATCTACCTCATTTACATAGTAACGCTCCAATACTACCCTGTCTTTATAGTTTCCTGAGAGTGGTTTACTTGTATCAATATAACTAAACCTATCTGTATCAATAACAACGTGTCCAATAAGATTAATGCCGTTTTGTACAAACTGCTCATACTGTCCAAATGTAGCGTAAATATCTTGCGCTGATACACGATGGTTTCCGGATGGGTGATTGTGTAAAAAATACATTCCATCAGCTCCGTAAGAACGATACAGGCGGTCAATTTCGTCCATTTCAAATGTTCTTGCCGCATCTATTCTGTTTAGTGTTGTCGCTGTGCTACCGATAATAACACCATTTTTAACAAAAATGACATGGTATTTTTCGATATACGGAGACCTATGGATGGCAAATAAGTCCGCTAAATCTTGCGGGGTTTCTATTTTTTGCCCAACAACATCAATATACCCTGATTCTTGAAATCCATCAACAACAGTACGCGGCTTTACCTTGTCGGGTAAGGAGCTTTCTCCCCGTCCAGAATATAAATACTCTGATTCTCTGAGAAGGTTTGATATTTCTTCAACCGCTTCTCGTTTACGTTCTTCTGTTCCAAAGGCTTTTTCGATTTCATCTTTTTCGTATATATTGTATGAGGTTAAAGGTTCGTATAGCAAAGATACGTTGTTTTCATCTGTTTTAGTTTCAAGTACATCAAAAAGCTGCTGAAAAGCCTCGTTGATAGTCGCACTCTCCTGCCCTATCGGAAATGGATATTTTGATGGCTCTCCATTCCAATCTTCATTTGACGTGTAGTTTACAATGAAATCGTTTATCTGCCCTGATTCATTAAGCCTTGTAAGTGTGTAATTTTCAAACGCCCTTGCTGCCATTTCGTGGGGTAATGAAAAGTAGCGTTTATTGCCTGAATCATCAAGGTACACTGATCTTAGTTTATACAAGCCTGTATTGAGCGTTTTGTACAGATTATCAAAGGCTTTCTTTACCTCATCTCTTGTTTGGCTTGTATATTCGCCTGCCGTTGCGGAAAGCATATTTTCAGCCTTTACGCCGAAGTCAGCAAAGTAGTTGTCAATAGCATGATACCACTCGTGAGCGAGAGACCCTAATCCTTGTGTTTTGGTGAGGTTTATGATGCGTCTGCCTGGCTCGTAATGTGCTGCTGCCTTCCCGCTTCCTCGTGAACCGAATGTGATACCCAATTTGCCGCCAAGCGAAATAGCTTTTGGGGGTATGTTAAGTAATTGAGCTAAGTCCATGAATGAATCATAGGAATTATTCATAAATACCTGTCGCTCCTGTTGGTTTACCCAATTACCAAACTCAACACCTCTGAATCCAAACGTCTCAGCAAACTCCTTTGAGCCTACCGGTTTCCCATTGCGCCAATCCTTACCTACTCTATCTCTCGCTGTCTCGTTGGAGAATTTAAGCCTTACAGCAGGTTTCTTATTTTCCTGCCTTTGCTCAGCAAGCACTCTTTCTAAAGCGAGGTGCAAATCCGCTTCGTTTTGCTCTAAGTGGTTAAAAGCATCTTTTGCTGTACTGAAATCATCAGCAAGGGTAATAAATGATTTTCCTTTTGGCTGATAGCCAAGCATGAACTTTCTGGTATAACGAGCCCGATAAACGCTTATTTTGCGCTTATACTCAACGGTGTCTTTAGTGGTGTTTTGTTTTACCTGTTCTACAAATTCAGCGATAGCCTGCTCCTGAGTATCAAAGTATTTAGGTGTATTCACATAATACTGAACCCTAAACTGTCTGGTAACACCTCTGCTTACCATGTGTTTAGCTTCTCCATCGGTTAATTGATGTACCCTAACCTTTGACAGATCAAGGGATAGGTATTCATTACCAAGCTCTTTTGATACAGCCTGATATGCCTCTGTGCGAAGTACCAACTGTGATTTACCGTATTCAGTAAACACACGCTTATTGTTTTTAAACTCAAGGTTAATGCTTTCGGCGAGTATATTTTTAGCGTATGCAGCATAGAATTTAATTACATCTTCGCCTCTTTTTTTCTCTGAAACCGCAAACTCATAAGCTACTTTTATTCCTGCAACATCTTTTATGCTCATGCCGGATTCTAATAACGCCTTGATGTCTGGCTTTGGAAATATCACCGATAAGATTCTGCCGTTTAGATTAATCTTGTCGAAGTATTTTTTTATCTGATCTTTCCTTGCACCCTCAATCTTCTCCCCGAAGTCCTCAATTTTCTGTTGGGACTGCTCCATCGTGGTGTAGGTGGATAAATTGTCAATCTCTGACTTGTCAGTTTTTGATAAGTCAGGATAGTCCTTCAACACCTCTGCCGGTACAGGCTTGCCTTCGGAGAGAGCTTGTTGGATGTAACCTTTATGACGAGCGAAAGATACACGGTTAATAGTTTCTAATTCGCTGTCAATTAATTTTCCCCTGTTTAATCGTTCTAAGTTATTTTGGGCATTTTGCACTTGTCGTTCCGCAAATTCCTCTAAATCAACGCCTTGTTCGTTTTTTTTGTTTTTCCAAATACCACGCTTTAATTTGTCCGAATAATCATCAAGGTGCGCCTTCCAAAACCTTTTACTACGTGTGATTTCTACAAGTTTGTCATTTTCATATGATTGCTGTTGATACTCCTCCCTCGTCATCTCCCACGCCTGCTTCTGTTCACCTTTTTCCTCTGTTCTCGTTTCCTGAACAGGGGTGGATTGTGAACTGGTCGGCTCAGGAGTGTCTTTGTATTCCGCAAATGGCTTACGCTGTCTTGCGCCATCGTACAGCCATTTCTTAAAGTCCTCAACCGTTGTTTCGGTTATTGAACCAAAACCTTTCCAGTCAGCGTCATAGTTACTCATATAGGCTGCTTTTGCTTCTTCGGCTGAGTTAAAGCCTAACATAACCTTGCTTTCATCGAATACAGGCTTCCCCTTTCTCACAAGATTAAACCCGGCAACTCCGCTATTTTTCTTAGGGTCTAACTCTCCGGTTATACTTTCTCTTTCAAACTCTCCAGGTTTCACTTGGTCAACAACGAATATCTTTTCACTTGTAGGTGAATCTCCAATGAAAACATCAATCTGATCTCCGTCTTTTCCTTCGGTACGTTTGAAGTATCCATAGTGGTTCTGCATCTCAACACTCCATGCCTTGCCATCTTTATCAACGCCTGACCGTGTACTTCCCTTCGGGTTTTCTATGGTAACATCAAAGCCCTGTACTTTCACATGGCCTTTTTTGTAGTTTCCTGCTTCTTTCTGCGCTTCTGTTGGGTTTGTGTCAACTTCTGCTGCTGCTTTATCAACTTCTGTCGGCTGCTCACCAAACACCATGTCGGATGCGGTGGGTTGTGGTTTATCATTTACTGGCAGATTTGGAGCAACATCTTCTTCTCCAAACAAATCCATTTGATTATCCGTTACAGTCTGGAGTGAAGATAGTTTATCCTGCTCATCTTTTAGCTCCTGTTCCAGTGCGCTTACACGTCTCTTTGTGTCGTCAAGGGTTTTTGCAAGTTCAGCACCATCACCAAAGTCAATAATATCGCTTGCTGTAACAAAACCACCAAACATCCCTGTTTGTGCATTAGGCTTACTTATATCGTATGCCTTTTTCTGTTTTTCAAGTTTGGTTCTTTCTTGAAAGAGCCTTTGTTTCAGACTTTCAACTTTTGCAACGGATTCTGTTATCCGTTCTTGTCGGCTTTTTTCTGGTTGTGCTTGGCTGCTACCAGCATCCTTTTCGTCACCGTCAATCTGTCCTCTCCGGTCATCTTCTGAAGTTCCTCTATCTGTTTCTCCAGTTCCGGTGTCGCTTTGCGGAAGTTCGGTTGGTTGTTCATTGTTAATAGTTATTTGATCGTCCAAAAATAATAAAATAATCTGTTCATTGGTAGGTAAAAATCCTGCATCGTACAGTTCTTGTAGCTCTTGTAACACAGCCTCATGTTCCCTTTCAATCTCTCGCATCATCAGATAGTTTCCTTCTTCATTCTGCCTACGGGACAACTCGTCCTCAACGCTCTCAGGCTGATACTCTAATAGGTCAGTAGCCATCTTTTCGGGAGACTTGTACTTCTGAATAATATCTTCAATAGCTGTTTGATAGTCTGATGTTTCAAGGTTTGGAAACATGTCAGTGTTTTCATCCCACAACTTATGTGCAATCTGATCAATGGTCATGCCGTCATTTCCAGTATAGGAAATTCTCGCCTTACGTTCCTCATTGACTTTATTGCGAAATACCTTTTCTTCGTGTGCTGTGGCATACTTTTTCTTACCATACAATCCCTGTAATACCGACGTGTTTATTCTTCCTCCACCGATAAAGAACTGTAAGGCTATATCGTAAGCTGTTGCAGCCTCAACGGAAAGAGCCTTGTTGCGGTTTACAGATAAAGAGGCTTTCCTTCGTGGTTGCTTCGCCTTCGGCTGTCCTGCTTCCTGTTTGGTCGTTTGGGTGTCGGGCTGTGCTTCTCCCTCAGTTTCACCCTCATTTACACCCTCAGTTTCTCCCACACTCCTTCTTACCTGTTCCGGCTTAATCCCTAACCATCCCTGACCGTCTTCAGTCTCAATGGCAAAGTTGCCTGTGGGGAGAACTTCTTTAATGGTTGCCTGATAAGCCTGTCCGTTTGGTGCATCAAAGGTAACTTTGTCGCCTGCCTTGAAAGTAGTCTGCTCTGTTTCTGCAACTCTTTCACCTGTGCTTGCAGGCTGCTCACCTGTTTCAGTAGGTTGTACATCGCTTATTCCTCCTCCTGCTGCCAGTTCCGGTTCTTCATTGCTTTCTTGTCCTGCTGTTGCAGGTTCTTCATCCGTTTCTTGTACTTCTGATTCTCGTACTGCTGTTTCGTCCTGTACGTCTTGCTCATTTTGATTATTATTATTAAGTTGTTGGTTATCTGAAGAAACGTCAGGGGATTTTACTCCCCCAACGTCAACCACAGGCTGCTCACCTGTGGGGGGCAGTGTTGTTTCTTGTTCAGCTTGGGTGCTAAACTGCGCCTGAACCTGTTCGAGAAACTTAACTTCCTCTTGCAGCTTTTTCTTTTGCTTCGCCTTTTTGATGTCGGAAATGTCAGTTATCTTCTTGATCTTGTCTTTCTTTCCTTTGATGATAGCGGCAATAGTTTCAGGGGCTTCGTCTGCAAAGTCTTGCCTGAGAGATTCTGCATACAGCACAGGGTCGTTGATATTATCATAGTCCACCTCACCATTTTTTGTAACCGGAATCTGCGATTTCTGTTCGGTCTGTGGTGCTGAGGTTATCACCTCTGCTTGTGGCTGCTGTTCGTTTGTTTCTTCGGTCTGCGGAATAGCTTCAACCGGATTAACAACCTTTTGTGCCTCTTTCTTTTGTCTGATAAACTCCTGTTGTGCTTTAATTTCTTCGGCAAAGAAGTCAAGAACCTCGTCATTACTCATCTGCTCAACGGTTTCTTCCCATGTGTTCGGGTCTGTCCTTGTGATAAGTACAAATCCTTCGCCTATGGTTTCCACGTTGGAGACTTCAATGATCTCATCAATGGTCTCCTTCTTCAAGCCTGTGTTGATCTTGTCTTGTAGCTTAACCAGTTCAGGGCTTTCTTCTTTGGCTGTGGCTGTGGGGTCTGCGGCTTTGAGTGTTTCAAGTAACATTTGTTCCATATCCTGCGGTGTCATATCAGCATACTTCACATTGTCAAGTTGCTTGCCTGTTCGCATGGACTTCTTACCTGTCTTGCGATCTCTCACATAATAGGTTTCATTATCATCAATAACGGCTTCACCGCTTTCATCAACGGTAAACTTGCCGGAAACAATGTTGAACTCCTGCTCCGCATCTCCTGTGGCTTCTGCGTATAGATAGCCTTTGCCTGAATCATGCGCGAATGTCTTTGCCAGAATCCTTACGCGTTCAAGTTTATCCTGCTCTGTCTGTTTGTTTTCAATCTCTTTGGCTATCTCAGCTGCTTTGCCTTTGTCCTTCTGGAAGTTTGTTTCATAGTTCTTGAAGTCAGCAATGTCAATCTGAATAGTCTGGTCAATTTGATCAACAGGAATAATCTGTTGCTGTCCTGTGGGTGTAAACACAATAGCGTTACCGTCTTTCATGCCTGCTATCTCAACAACAGGAAACGGTGCATCTGGGTCTGTGAGTGAACCAAGCATCACAAATCCCTGTCTGTCACGAGCTTTGCGCTGCATATAACTGATTGAAGGCACTCTGGCCATGCCCAAGAACGCACCCATAACGAAGCCTCCGAATCCGGCTTGTCCGAGCCTGCTTACTATCTCACCAAGTGAAGCGAAGTCCTCACGGTCTTTATACAGGGTATTGGAAATCATCTGTCCGGCTTCCGTGAACATTTCCTCTGCACCTTCTTCAAAGCCTTGTTTCAGCATTTCTTTACCGAACTTCTTAACTATACTCTGTCCGGTTTTCTGCTGGTACTCGCGAAGCATCTGTTCCACGCCTTCAATACCACCTCTTTCGATAGCTTCTTTCACCATCTTATTGATAAAGGCTTCTTTCGGCAACCATCGAGGCAGACGTAAACTCTCTGCAACGGCTTCAAATGTACCATGCAGCACACCTATCTTCCACATTGTTTCACGATCTGTCGGTAGTCCCTTCTCTTTCATGTAGTCCTCATACTCATACATACCGATACCGGCCGAGGCAGAACTAAGCGCGGCTATGTTGGCGATAGACAAAGCGGCAGGAAGCATAGATAATGAAGTTCCTGCTGTGAATGGTGTGGCTGCGATAGCTGCGAGGGATGGTACTGCGCTTACAACAAGGCTTCCAAGAAAGCCTGACGTTGTTTCAGGGTTATAATAAGGTGCTGACGCCTTAATTTCGTCCGCTTTAGCAAGAATCTTGTCGGCAATAGAGTTTTCTCCCCTTAATCTGGTGTATAACTCATTGTAAGCGGTGTCAAGGTCTCCATATTTTTCAATCAGTTGTTTCTTGTGTCTGAGTTGTTGTAGTTCTGCGATCTGCGCGTCACCTTCTTTGGCCGCGCGTTGCCTGAGTTCCTGTGGAATACCGGGTTGATTGACAACACTTCTGTTGTCGAATGCTTTTTTTTCAAGTTCTTTTATTCGTGAATCATACATCTCAGGGTTATTGGGTGCTTTCAGTGATGCACGTTGCCTGAGTGTTTCAGTTAAGTTACTACCAGGAAGTGGCTGTCCGTGTTTGTTCAATATATCAGACTTGTATTTCATTGTTTCCAATTGCCTTTCATCTTCTTCATTCGGGTAATTCTCCACAAATGTTTCATCTGCTGCTTGTCCAGTAACCTCTTTAACGGCTTCACCCGCTGTTTTAACCGCGCCTGAGCGTAATGCTTTTTCAGTAGCAACGGCACTCAAGCTAAAGTTCCTGAAACCTTTCGGCTTCCGATCATCCGGTAAAAGGGTAGGGTTTTCTTTCTTCAGACGCTCATAGAAATCTTCAAGTTCCTGATCAAAGTCGTCTGCCGCCTCCTGTTGTTGAATAGGTTGATCGTTATCCGCTTGCTTGCGGTAAACATCTTCAATCCTGCGAAATTGCAGGTTTCCTACCTTATTATTATCGTTGTCGTTGTTGGTCATGGCTTATCGGTAAGTGTTTTCAATAAAATCTTTTGCTTCTTGCTCTGAAAGACCGAAATCTTTGATGATATACTTCACCAGTTTGTCGTGAATCACTTGTGGTTGATCTTTGTGTTTGTTAAACACACCCTCAGCATACAAATTAAGCCTTGCAAGGTTTGTGCTGTTATCATCATTGTCTGGGTCTAACTTTGCCGGCACTTTATAATCAGCCCTTTTCTGCTGCTCACTTACTTCTGTCTCTCCCTCGGCAGGCATGACAGACTTCCAATACCTTGCAACAGCATTCTTCAGTTCATCGCGTGAAGGTAGCTTGCCTTCATCTCTCATCATTCGGAGGTTAACAAGGTCTGAACCTTGCAGATTAGGATTGTCCAGAATAGCGTTATATACAACAAGAGCTTGCCCTTCATTATGCAAATACGCTGCCGGAGTTTTAACATTACCTGGATTGTATAGTAAAAGGTAAGCATCATCAGGGGCTTTAGTGCCTTGTCCTGTAAGTTTTATAGCTGTGTTCGCATCACGGAGATTTGCAGAGGCTTCATAAGCCTTAATTTGTGCATCGGTGAGCTTGTTCATCCTACTCATATTACCCTCTTTCATCCTTAACTCCTTTTCAGCCCTCTTGTTTTCGAGCGTGTTTGGGTCGTTGTCAATTTCTTTTCGGTATTTATAAGCCTCTTTTTCCTTATTTAACTGATCATTAATAAGCTCTTTTTGCTGCCTAAACTGCTTGTCTTGTTGTGTGTTACGGTCTTGTAACTGCTGATTGTATTGTTCATCCTGCCTGGAATATTGTTCTTTTAATCGTAGCGTATTTAATTTTTCCTGCAATTTCAACATATTCATCCGCAAATCCTCATTGCGTACAGCCTCATTCAGCTTACGTAAGTAGTCTGCATTGCGTGTAGCCTCAGTTGTATTATCAATTTTAGGGACTGATGCACCAGCAAAAGCACCGATAGTTTGCAATAATAAACTTAATGTATCACCATACTTCTGTATTTTTGCATTTCGTTTCGTCCGGTCAATTTCCTGAGTGTAGTTTTTCTTCTGCTGCAAACCGAATGTATCAGCAAGGGTAGAAACCTGTTTTTCGGCATCATTTAGCCTTGTCACTGCATCTTTACCCCCCGAAATGTACCCTTGTTCATTTGAGGTGTTAATCGTTTGTCCAGAGGGCTTATTTTCGTTCACCTGATTTTCGTCCTGCAAATCGGCAAGGAAATCTGAATTATTCATCAGATTATCAAGCATTTCAACTCCCATCAGTTCCTTTCTGGTTTGTTTTCTGGGGTCTGTGTCCAAAGATGTCATTCCTATCTGCATTTTATTTCAGGTTTTTTGATTCGACATTTTTTTCTTTTTTCTTTTTTCTTTTAATTCTAATATTTAATCTAAAACAGAAGAAGAAGAAGAAAGGGAATATATTGTACACAGGGTGTCCACACCCTGTATACACCCTCCCTACACCCCCTATACAGGGTGTCAAAATTTTGTCCGTAGATCAGACAGTTACGAAAAAAGTGCATTTTTTTGACTAAATGTTGTGCATTTTTTTGACCTAAACACAGAAAAGTTGCGCCCGTAAATTTGACAAAATCAAGCACCCTGTCGATACTCTGTGTACAGAGTGTGTACACCCTCCCTACACCCTGTGTACACCCTGTGTACACCCTGTCAAAATTTTGCTTACAGGTCAATGAGTTACGAAAAAACCGTGAAAATGTGTCGCTTTTTTTACCCTTTTTTGCGACAATTCGGGGTCTTTTTGCCTCAAATATGGATGATAGCAACATTATTACCTTATATTGTAAGTTTATATGTGATTCGGTGGGTTTCATATTTGAATATCTTGATAGGATAATCATTTTTTAGCAAAGATTTCGCCAATCCCTACGCTTAATCCTGCTGCGCTTTGCATTAAATTTTGCCAGCTCTGTTGTTGCGCTAATTGATTATTGGCTTTCATATTCCAAATTTGACTTAAATGGTTCTGGTACTCTCTGCGCAATTGATCACGATATTGTGTGCCGTATCCGGTCAACTTATTCAACGCACCTGCATAAAGTTCCTGTGCAGCTGAACGGCCTGCGATCTTACTTTCTTCTGTCGCATTGATGTTCGCTGCCTGCTGATCTGCTGCCTGTGTATTCTTCTTCAACCTATCCTGAAGTTCTCTGACAGTTGAACGGGCAACATCAGTAGATAGAAAGTCCTGCGACATTTCATTGTTGAACATGCCTGTGATGTTGTTTTCATGAGCATTAAGCATGTCTCTGTACTTCTTATTTTCAAGCGACGAGCCTATAAGGCCTGCTGCCGTTAAAGCTCCTTGTGCTGCGAGTAGTGGCCACATACCTTTTATCGTTCCCATATATAAGGTGTATTAGTGAGGTAGCAAACATAAGATATAAGGTAATCATTTGAACTGTTAATAGTTAATTTGTGAAATAGTTTTTGTATTGTCCGCCCGAAAAATCTACGAATACCTTCGTAGATCATAATAAAAGATATTTGTGTCTTTTTTTCCTTTGAAAAAAAAAGGTCAATCTTAGCATTTTTACTAATTTTTACTTGACTTTTGCTTTTTTTTGATTATCTTTGCATAAAATTTAACACACACCCTGATGATGGAAACAGTAATAGCAACAGATTTAAAAGTAGGTATCTACTACAATGAGAGCTATACCTACGAAATGGAAAATCCATTGCCACCACAATCAATTCAAATAACTGTTAGAAAGGTGATGCCTAAAACAGTCGAAGCCACACTAATCAGGTATGAGGGTAATGGACACCCTTATAG